GTTCGCTGCGCGGGATTTATATGATTAAGGGAGAAAAATGACAACGACGTTAACCAAGGCCGAACTGGCTGATCTGCTGTTCGAGAAGGTCGGCCTCAACAAACGCGAGGCTAAGGATATGGTGGAAGCGTTCTTCGAAGAAATACGCGCGCAACTCGAAAAGGGCGAGAGCGTCAAACTGTCCGGCTTCGGCAACTTCCAATTGCGCGACAAACCGCAGCGTCCTGGGCGCAACCCCAAGACCGGCGAGGAAATTCCAATCACCGCACGCCGTGTCGTGACGTTCCATCCCAGCCAGAAACTGAAGACCATGGTGGAAAAGTCCTATCATGGAAAATCACAAACCTAATTCCGAGCTCCCGCCGATTCCCGCCAAACGTTATTTCACCATTGGTGAAGTCAGCGAATTGTGCGGGGTCAAGGCGCATGTGCTGCGCTACTGGGAGCAGGAATTTACCCAGCTCAAACCGGTCAAGCGCAGCGGTAACCGCCGCTACTACCAGCACCATGAAGTGCTGCTGATCCGGCGCATCCGCGAGTTACTGTACGAACAGGGCTTCACCATCAGTGGCGCGCGCAACCGCTTGGGACACCCCGGCGAGACCGAGAGCACTATTACATCTGCTTCAGTAGTGAATACGGCAGCATTGCGTCATGAGATTCGCGAAATTATTACGCTGTTAAGCGCTTAAAACGCTTTATGACTCATGCTGCTCTGCTATAATTCGCGCCCTCGGGGCGTAGCGCAGCCTGGTAGCGTACATGCATGGGGTGCATGTGGTCGGAGGTTCAAATCCTCTCGCCCCGACCAGTTAAATCAATAGGTTATAAGACTGCATTCTTTTTTGGTGGCGTTTTGGTGGCGGTGTCGGTAAACATTGAGTCGATTTTTCCCCGCTCGTTGCTCTTGTCTGCACCGTCAATCCACTTACCGTAAACCGTCAAAACCATCTGCATGGTGGCATGGCCTAGCTGCTTGGCGACCCACATCGGGTTTGCCCCAGCCATCAGGTTCAGGGTGGCGTAGGTATGACGGGTCTGGTAGAAATTCCTCTCGCGCATTCCTAGAGCCTTGAGCGATGGATTCCAGTACGCCCGGCGCAGCGGCCTTTCCTCGCTGTACGGTTCGCCCGTTACCGGGTTCTCGAATACATACCCATCCTTCAGTAACGTGAGCGGCTTCTGACGCGCAAGCGCAGCCTTGGCGCGGCTGTTTAACTCCACGTCGCGCACCTTGAATGTCTTGGTTTCGTGTTCCTCGCCAAACGTCCTGGCGCGCTTCACCCTGGCGAGTCCGCGCATCTGGTCAATATCACCCCAGCGCAGTGAAATAACCTCACTTGGCCGCATCCCGGTGAAGAATGAAAACTCAAACAGATTGACGATCTGTGCATCATATTTCTGCATGTATGCCAGCACGGTATCAACTTCTTCCGCTGTCAGTGGGTCGGGAGGCTCTTTTTGCACCTTGGCATTTTTGATGCGCTCGGCTGGATTGCTGTCGATCAGGCCGTCAAGGAAAGCCATTTCCATAACCTGACGTAGCGGGATCAGCATATTGTTGCGGTTCTTCGCACCCCAGCCCTGCGAATTCGCCAGCGCGGCAATGGTGGAATACTGAATGCAATCTATTTGGTCGCAGCCGATTCGTGCAAGCCAGAAGTCCAGTGCCTGCCGGTACTTGATAAGTGTTCCGGCAGATAGGTGGCTGGATGCTTCAAGCCAGCGTTTTGCTATCACCTCAAATGTCGGCTTTCCAATCGCTGCCGGAGCGGATCGTGCAATGCGCGAAGTGGGGAAGTGTGCGACATATTGTTCAAGGGTGTAATTGCCCAGCGATATAGCGCGCTCGATCTCCCCTTTTAGGCGGGCCGCATACTTGAGATTTGATGTGGTCGATTCGATTCCGAGTGTCGGCCTGTGGCGCTCCCCATTCCAATAGAACGTGATCTGGATGCCTTTGCGGTGCGGTTTGATTCCACCCATTTCAGATATGCCTCAACGATAAAGTGAATTCGCCCGTCCGGGGATTTGATGTAATGGATGCCTTCCGCAAAATCGCCACGGGCTATTTTTGAGCGCAAAGCGTCCTCAGTATAACCCGATTCTGCTGATAGCTTTTGAAGCGTGATAATCGGTAGGCTCATATCAAATTTCCTTTCTCTCGTACCGCCCACTTCCTGGCCTCGGTAAAAATCTGCGACAGGCTTGCTCTTGGTGTTTTCTTCGCCCATGATCTGCCGCGCTTGATGGTATAGCGCCCGTCCGGCAGCAGCACGCCGCCGATGGAGAATGATTTTTCACCGGCGCGGATGGTTATGTAAATATCCGATTTAATGGCTGGCATGGCTTATGGTTGCTGGCTTCCGGTTAATTATCGTTGCACGGTGATCCGCCTATCACACGTTAGGCACTGCGCTTCCCAATTTTATGAAACGCTCCATCTTGTGCAACAATGTATTGTGTTCCCGCTCTTTCGACGATTCGAACCACAGATAATCCACGACCTTCGATCCATCGAAAAGCATATTTCAATTTAAGTGCAACTATCCAATTGCTAAATTTTTTCATAAACATATTTTCTCCAGTTAAAATGCCTAACTTTCCGCTCAAGCGGGACTGCGCAAAAGCGCGCAGCCCCTTAGCTCCACGTTAGAAGTCACGGCAGTATTTCCCCGTTGGTAATATGCCCGTGCCACTCGCAACGCATTCTAGGCCAAGGCCGTTCTTTACATCCAATACTCGGTGTTATAGTAGGCTTCTCCAAATTTCCGTCCCAGTGATGAGCAACCCCAGATTGTGCTTCACCGCGAGTTATATTGACTGAGCATTGATTAAATCTGCAATGTGGGTTTAAGAAAACCAATCTAGTTGGGCTAAATCCTGTTGGACTCAAAGTATCTGTAACCCATCCATCAAATGCAAAGTCCCCTGGATTTGTTAATCCAAAGATAGTCTTGTTTTCATTTTGCATTTTTGTTGGCATATTTGCTCCGTTGAGGTTGATTTCTAACTTTACGTTCAAGGCGCGACCTTCGCCAAAGGCGGCGAAGGCGACCTTAACTCCACGTTGTGCGTCTCAAGCAAAACCATCGCCTTTGCTAATCAGTACCCATACGCCGCTGCCTTGCCGCTGGTACTCCGATTCATACAACGGAGCGAAGAAGAAAATTCGCCAGTCGTGGTTCGGGTCTTCCAACGCCAGCGCCTCAACATCAGCAACGGTTGGAAACTTTTCTTCCCCTTCCTCGGTTTGCCCTTCATCCCACAGCGTTTCTCCGTCTCGGCTGTATCCGGAGCTTCCGAATCCAACGGCAATCGTTCGCTCCAAGTGCAAGTCACTTCGCGCCCCACATCCACATGTCAGGCACGCCACAGAACCGGCAACGGCTGGCAGTTTTTCAAATGTCGTTTCCATTCTTGTCTCTCCGTAGTTACGATACGCACAACCCATCAATCGAGCGGGACAGCGCAAAAGCGGCGCTGCCCCTCATTTCAAACGTTCGACACCTTCACGCCTCGACGTAGTTATCCTCGAAAAATTGCTTTGCAACATACCATCGGTCTTCTCCGTTGGCAGGATTTATAGCAATCATCCCTCCGAGTTCTGGAGTGTCTTCCTTGTTCACAGATATGCCCGTCATGTCCTCACCGGGTTCATAAGGGCGCATCGGTTGAACATTCTTCTTGCGGTAGTTTTTAAGCATTTTGTTTCTCCTGTTGTGACACGCATCAAAGGGCGGTGTCGAACCCATCATTCAAGAGGGACGCGCTGAAGCGCGCCCCTTAATTCAGACGTTATGCCCCTTCGGGCGGTTTCAATTTGTGCCGCCGTTTTAAGGCATCTTCGATCAGCACAGCTTGGCTTTCCGGCTGGGCGCGCATCCATTCCACCAGCCAGCGGGGCAACTTCATTCCCACCGGAATCTTTTTCAGTTCCGTAGGCGCGGGCTTGCGGCCCGCTCCTTTACGTTCCCCGCCGCTCATTGCACAATTTCATATTGAGCGCCATGAACACCTTCTCTGGCGTGTAGGGTATCAATGTATTTCTGCGCGTCAGTGCTCAAAAGAAACGCGGCAATTATTGATCCTGTGCGGGTGTTCAAAACTCCGTAAACTAATTTTGTGGTGTCCATTTTGATTCTCCTTTTTTTTGGTTTGCGCCAATCGCTCACCGTTGAAAGAAGTATAGTCCTATTTGAATTAAAGTCAATACCTAAATCAAAATATATTTCCATCGAAAGACGGGGCATAACCCGTCAATCAACGCGGACGGCTTTCAGCCGCCGGTTATTTCTACGTTGGGGGTCTCCGGCAATGGCATCCAATGAGTCGGCTCATTATCCAGCGCCCAATGGCAGTCCTCGTACTCGTTCCATTCGTACCATCCCTCCGGCCAGTACGTCGTGTCGTTCGACTCGTTGTAGTCCGCACCATCCCCATCGTTCCACCAGCCCCAGTTCTCCTCGTCCAGCGCAAACTTCCCGGCGTGGGCGGCGCGCAGCACCTTTTTCCCGCACGCTACAAGCACTGGTTTTCCGCTTTCTGGCAGGCTCTCGGTGATGGGTATCCAGACCCCCAACCCGCCGTTCAACTCGGACTCCAAAAGCGCTCTCATGCTGACACTCGCAAATTCTCCGCCACCTCAAGTATCCAGTCACAAGCAGTCCCGTATGACACGCCAAACACATCTTGCAATGTCTCGATGATTTCTTTGGCATCCGGGCGGATTGGTGGGGTAATTTGGCGGTCCGCACGAAGCTCCTGCGCATCAATGCCTGCCCACGCCCTGGTTCCAGACTTGATTGCAGGCTTGAGGGCTTCCATTTCTACGTCAACGCGCGCCCTCGCCTCTTCCGCCACTTGCTTTGCCAGTTCTGCGGCAAGGATAGCCGCAGCCTCGGTCTGCGCCTTGGCGGTGGCTTTGCGCTCCTCCTCGGCTTGTATTGCTGCGCGCTGAGCTTCGGCCTTGGCGGCTTCGGCTTGCTGGTGCTCGGCGATCCGCATTTTGATTACCAATGCCAAATCGTCAGCCGCTTTCATAACCAGCGCGGCGCGGTCATTGAAGAGGAAGTTATGCTCCTTGGCAGCGTCCAGTTTTTTGATGTTCGCGTCGATTTTGTCGGCGATCTCATTGCTCTCGATCTTCTTCGCGGCCACTAGATCAGCCACGGCACCGCGCATGTTCTCCAGGTTACGCTTACTCTTGATAGCCTCCGCGAAATCGGCGGCGACAGGCGGCATCTGCACAGTGGCGAGTCGCTTGTTCAGTCCAGCGATGTGTGCTGCCAGCGCGTCCTTTCCGGCCTGCATGATTTCGGTCTTCACTTCGATGTCGCGCCGCACAACCAGCTTTTCCAGCGCGAGCCTGGTGGTGCTCGATAAATCGCGCAGCAGTTTTTTATGGCGCTTCATTTCATCTACGGACGGCACCATCGACAAAACCCTCGTTTCCTCAGCATCAAGCGCAGCCTCGGCTTTCTTGAAGGCCGCGACAGCCGCCTTGCAGTCGGCGAATTCTTGATCGGTAGACGGCTTTTCAGGAATCTTGGCAATGAATTCACGCAGGGCGACCTCCCATTGACCAAAGTTCGTTTCCACAGATAACGAACCTGCCGACGTGATGATGATTGCGGGCAAGTCCTTGATTGGTGCGGCTTGCGGCTTTTCTACCGGCGCGACGTGCTGATACCCAACAAGATCAATCGCAAACTGATTCCAGATTGCAATGATATTGTCGAAAGATTGCGGAGCGTCAATGGTCATATATTCCATGTTCTTTTCCGTGCCGTCAGATGTCATAAACAGGCACCACTTTGCACCAGATACCAACATCTGCTGATGGATTTGCAACATGTAGTGCTGGTCAATTTCTCCCCCGCGAATAGCCTCTGCGAGCGACTGAGACCACAACTTATGTTCCCAGATAGTATCGCCGCCGAATGTTATTCCGTCGAATGAGGCCAACAGCTTCATACCTTGAACGTCAATCATGCCGGTGACTGGCGACAGATCATCGCCGATGATTTCTTCCGCGATTGCGCGCGCGGCATCTTCGGCGGCGTGGCCTTTGTTGAACAGCGCCTGAGTGTTGCTGTCAATGTCCGGTGTGATGCCGGTAGCCTTCTGTTTGAGCAGGTCGGTGCGGCTCATGTACTTCGATAGCCCTGCGGCGGCGGACAGTTCGGATGCGGTGAAGCAGCCTTGACGTGCCTTCATCCAGCCATCGCTGCCCTGGACTTCGTTTATGGTAATCAATTTGCGTCACTCCTTTCCCAGGACTGAATTTCACGCAACACATCTTCCGGCATGACATACTTCGCCGAAAGGAAGTCGATCAGGTTCTGCGCTGTCTCTTCTTGACGTTCAATCTGACTCTTCGGGCTGAATTTAGTCACAACGCCGTCATCGTCGATCTTGTCGGTAGAATACTTTTTCAGGTCGGCGAGGGTCATGGTTTTGCGTTCGGGTTTAGATTCTTTGACTGCGGTTGCTGAACCTTCGATTACGTTGCCACCTTCAACAATCCGCTCGGCCTCATCCTGGTCGTAGATTCCGCCAAATCCAAATGCCAGACGTGCGCATTGAATCATGGCCTTATGCCTGAGCATCCTGCGCGGGTGCGATTGCCACGGCCCTGCGTTACTACGGCGGCATTCGGCCATGTATTCCGTGGCCTTGATTGCATGGCTACGGTCTTTCCGGTAAATGATACAGGTGCATTTTTCATCATCCTGATCAAACTCCATGCCATCGAATTGCGGGTGATCGTTCATAATCCGCGACCAACCGTCAACACCGACAATCGGCACGATTCCGCCCTTGTCCGGGAATGCGTAGATTTCTTTCAGCCAAGGATTGAGGTTGTACTGCTGCGCCACCAACATGAGCGCGGTCATTTGCGCGTCGGTAACAGCGCCACCCTTGAAGGCGGTCGCCTTGAGCGTGGTGATAAGCTCTTCTTGGTTGTCGCCAAGCCCGAACCTTGCGGCAAAACTATTGGTAAGCGTTGCAAGTGCTGTACTCATTGCATTTCTCCTTATCTGATTCCCCAAAAAAGCATTGCGGCGAAGAATATTCCAGCCGCCACGCCGCCGACGATTGCAAGCCAGAATGGCTCATCGGTGATCTCGTCCTGTACTGGCGACCACCTGCCGGTCGGGTCGGTACGCTCAAACCGCTGCGGTGCGTGAGATTCAGCCCACGGTTCGTAGTTGATTGTCATAATTCCCCCTCACGATCTTCCATTGATATTTCGCGGGCAATTACTCCATGCGCATCTTCCAGACCATACGCGCAGCCGGTGAGTGTTGATACGCGCTCGATCAGGCTTGCGATGATCTTGTTGCATTCGCGCAGATCAGCATCGACGATGAAGTCGCGCAGCTCATCCAATTCCTCGGTACGGCGATTGCGTGCGGCTTTTGCGCGCGCCACCGGGATCATTGCCGGGACATCCGGCAGGCCGAATATGGTGCTGAACATGTCGCGCAGCGGTTCGCCAAGCTGCTCCGGCATTTCTTTTATGGCTGTTTGCATGGCAATTTCTCCCCATAGTTATAGTGCTGGCCTTCCACCAGCGTGGACACTGCAATAACGCCCAGGTCTTACTCCAGCGGTGGCGCGCTGACGAAAGCGCCGCAATCGAGCGGATAAAGGTTGCCGCATCCTTTTCAATCAGTAGTAGTGATGGCGGTTAAGCTGGTTAAGCTGCGTGACGTAGAACCACTACGCTCATTGCATCCGCCATCGCTGCTACTGACTGTTCTCGCTACCGTCCAGGTTCACCGAAGTCATCCTGGTTCACATCCCGCGATTCAGACTGACGCTATTGGGAGGTGCCGCTCTATCCTCTGTTCGCCGCTGCCGGGCTGCCGGTATCCCGTGGTGAGTTACGGGATGGGTGAACTCTACCGCATACGGTATATCATGTCAACCGTATTCGGTATATTTTTGCTATACTGCGACCAGCCGGGGAATTTTGGGCGATAAAAAACCCGCCGGAGCGGGTTGGTGTGTGGTTTGGTAAATTATTCCCAGCGATCCTTTTCTTTCGCCGCTTCCTTGGTCTGCCATTGCAGATTATCTGGGGTATCGCTGCCACCACGTTTTAACGCGATGCGATGGTCAACAACCCACCCAGAACAGCGGCCAGTCGATTTGCCGGTGGCCGGGCATGGGTTGGTGCGCTTGAAGTCTTTTATCGCGCTGGCGCTGCGCTGGATGCGACCATTGCTGTCACGCGGGCAGGTGTCGCAGCGCGGGGAGGCGAATGCAGATAGTGATGCCGCAAGTAGCGCGGCGACAACCAGTTTAGATAGGATGCGCGACACGCTATTTGATTTCATCTGTCATCCTTAAGGCTTAGGCTATCAGCGTTTGGGCAGATCATGTTTGATTGTCGGTAGTCTTGATGTGTGTAGACCAGACACTTGGTATCAAGAAAATCAATTCCCGTTGGATCTGGAATAATCAGCAATTTTACGGTTTCACCTGGGGCGATCTGCTTTTCTTTGGCGATATATGCCCACTGCTCAAAGCGGTGTTGAGCCGCCGCCTTTCGTTCAATGCGCTTCTGCTCTTGCCCTGCTTTATTGTCGCCACACCCAACGAGCATGACAATTACGCATAAAACAATGTGTTTCATCAAAAATCCCACTGCAACTGTATCTGGAGCTGGATCACGTTATTGCGCCGCGTGTTTTGGTGAATCGCCGTCGCCTCTGTCTGGTTCAGCAAGCGTAGTGCTAATTTTCACAAGGTCTGAGCGCTGCCCCGGCTTCATTCTTCGCATGGATTTTACTACCACCACCTCTTGATTATTGAGGTTTGGAATCATCAACTCATAAGTCTGCACTTTGAATAATGTGGCGAGCTTTTCAATGGTATCTATTCCAACTGAAGTTTCCTGTGCTTTTATTCTGGACATTGTGCCTGGACCAACCCCAGAGTCTTCTGCGCACTGAGTTAGATTTTCTTTTCCATAATGCTGGTGCATTAACAGGCTTACATTTTCCCAGAGAATTTTTTTGCAATCATCCATTTCTGCACCATAACAAAAAAGGCATACCGTATGCGGTTGACAAGAGATACCGAATCCGGTAGATTGCGTGGTTATGGACATCCTGTATTTTGTAAAAGAAAAAATTGACGCATGTTCCTATAAGGAGCTGGAGACGGTCGCCGTCAATACGGGGGTGCCATACGGCACCTTAATGAAGATTAAAGCGGGGCAAACCGACAACCCAAGAATTAACACCATTCAGCCGCTACTCAAATATTTCACTGATATTTCCGACAAGAAAGCCGCGTGAGATGAGCCTGATCGAAGAAATCGCAAACGGGCTGATCCGGCAAAACGTGCTCAAGACGCGCTGCACCTCTACCGACCTTGAGATTGTTCGAGTGTGGCTAATCGCGCTTCTATCTGACGCAAGAGACGCTGGATTGAATCCACCTGTTCCGCCAGCGCGATCATGCCCATGTTGCTGTTGTAAGCAATCTGGTCTGCTATCTGGTTCTGATGTGGGGCGATTCGTCTGATGTTGTCCTCGAAGAAATCTTTTGCATTGCGCATGGCGCGTCCTTTCGTGATGGAGGTTGTGTGATAACTCCATCCTATCACGGCTGGTCGCGCCAACTTTCTCCCCAAACCGGTCACAGCCAAAACCTGCCGCCTTACTCCCGGCAAAATGTGATCGGCCTTGCCCGCGCAGAAATGCTTCGGGCTTTTTTATTTGAAGGTTGCGTATGACAAAACCACAAGACGACGCCCCGCTGGCCTCAAGATCCGGCACTTCCAACCCGCTCGGGAAGTGCACCGAAGACCTGCGCACGAAAGTCCCATACGCGATCAAAGACGGTATATGCCGACTCGCCAACGAGGTTGGAATGTCAGAGGCTGAATACTTGCGCGATCTACTCATGGTCCATGTGCTTGGTATAGATGTTGTGACCAAGATACAGCAAGACCGGATCAACAGGTTTGCCGGAATGGGTCAGGAAAAGGCGTGAACGACCGCAGGATTTAAGCAGTAAACAAATTGCGCGGGGCTAGGCTTATAACCGAAAGCCATTATCCCGATGGTCGCACCGCGCACCTTATTTAATCGGGACGTGAAGGGAATCACATGGATTATTTTTTTATGCAACTTGATGTAGCTCTGGCTGACATGAAGGTTCCAAGAATTGAGCGCATTAAATTGTGGCAGCAACTAATAAGAATTATGAAATGAAGCGCCCATCATTCCAATTCTACCCGGCAGACTGGCGTAAAGACCCGGCGTTATCAACCTGCTCACTTGCTGCGCGTGGCTTGTGGATAGAGTTAATGTGCGTTGTTCATGAGTCCGATGAGTACGGGCATCTTTCCATAAACGGCAAGCCAATGTCAGCGCAGCAAATAGCCAGGACGGTCGGCGAAACACCCGCTGTTATTGGAAAGCTTATTGATGAGCTTGAGCAATCTGGTGTGTTTTCGCGTAATGAGCAAGGTTCTATTTTTAGCAGGCGTATGGTTAAGGACGAGCGCATCAGAAACATTCGTGCAGATTCTGGAAGGTTGGGCGGGAATCCTAATTTGGTTAACCAAAAGGATAACCAAAAGGATAACCAAAAAACAAGCAACAAGGTTAACCAAAAGCAAGAGCAAATCCTAACCCCTTCATCTTCATCTTCATCTTCATCTTCATCTGCTTCTACAAAATCAAAACCAGTCAAAAACAAAAACACGGCGCAGATTGCGCCTGAGTGTGTTTTTCCTGAAATTGAAAACAGGCAATTCGTTACCGACTGGCTTGTAATCAGAAAAGTTAAAGACGCAGCCGTTACTCAAACCGCTCTTGACGGCATAGCACGTGAAGCTCGCAAGGCTGGGATGCAAATCGAGGACACCATCCGTATGTGCTGCGAACGCAACTGGTCAGGTTTCAAAGCGTCATGGCTGGATGGTGACGGAAAGGGTATCGAAGCAGGTAACGATCAGGCGCGGGAAACCGCAAGGGCAATGTTATTCGGGGGTGCGCAAAATGCAGCAATCTGACTACGACGATTTTACAAATATCATCCAGGTAGTGAGCGAACAATATGGAAAAAAGCTCTCTGGTGGCGTTATTGCCTTGTACTGGCAAGCTCTGCAAGCGTATGACCTACCCGCTGTGCGCGATGCTTTAGGCCGTCATTTGCGCAACACCGACACTGGGCAATTCATGCCAAAGATCGCGGACATCATCCGCATGATGCAGGGTTCAAGTCAGGACGCCGCATTCTCGGCATGGTCGAAAGTGGATAAAGCGGTACGCCAAGTCGGGCCGTATGACACGGTAGTTTTCGACGACCCATTGATCCATAAAGTCCTGCACGACATGGGCGGCTGGATTGGGATATGCGATAAGACGGATGAAGCATGGCCTCATGTTGAAAGAGAATTTGAGACTCGCTACCGGGGATTTAAGTCACGAAACGAGCAGGTTGAATACCCTGCAAAGCTTATTGGGATTTTTGAAGCGCACAACGCGAAAGAAGGCCATAAGGTTGCTGCGCCGATGTTGATAGGTGATGCGTCAAAGGCGCACGAAGTATTGAGGCTTGGCACTACCGGCAGCAAGATGCTTGGGATTACACGGATGAATGCGGATGAGGTTGTCGGAAGCCTGCGGCTGGTGGAAAAGAGCGCAGCATGACCCTAAACGAAACCCTCCTGCAAAACGCCAAAGCCGAGCTGGAACTGGCGATCCTGTACGGCAACATCGAGCGCGAGCTTGAAATGCTCAGAACGATTGCTGAAATTGAGGGGGAGCACACGGCCAGCGTTAACGACTGGATCGTTCGCGGCGAGAAGGGCGAGGAATGACCGACCTGAAATCAAAACTCCTGCCATTGCTTGCAAAGGCCACATCCCAAGCGCCGGTAGACACCGACACGCTGGCGCAAGGGCACCGTAGGCGCGATGTTGAGGCTGCGCTGATGGGTATGTACCAGGCGCGCATTATCGGGTGCTACAAGCTCATTAATGGTGGAAAGGAAAGCGTTTTATGGTGGCCTGTTGGATGCGTTGCCAAGGCAGCTCCGATGAATTTGAGCCGGGCGAATAAAGCCAGACGAGCGGCGGCGGAAGTGGAGATATAGCGCATGTCAAACATCACCATCACCAGAACGTGCGCGCCGCTGCCGGAAGAGGCTGAGCGCGTTGGCCTGCGCAAGATGCTGTTCGAGTGCTTCCGGGGCGCGAACGACGCGGACGACAAGGCGTGGAAGCGGTTTTGGCGGCGCATCACCAACCTGGAGCCGGGCGAGATTTCATTCCTTGATTTCATCATCCCGCGCAACGGGAAATTTCACAGGAAATTTTTTGCAATGTTGGATGTTGGCTTCGATGCGTGGAACCCGCCGCGCAAGCGCAGGACGTACAAGAAGCGCGAAATCACCAAGAACCGCGAGCAGTTCCGCGAAGAGATCATCATCCTTGCCGGATTTTACGAGCAGACGTTCAACCTGAAAGGCGAGATGCGGCTGCGTGCCAGGTCGATCAGTTTTTCCAGAATGGAGCAGCCTGAGTTTGAACAGCTTTATTCGGCGGTGGTGGATGTGCTGCTGCGCGAGGTGCTGCACACCTACAAGGGGCGCGCTGAGCTGGATGAGGTTGTAGAGCGCGTGTTGGGTTTCGCATGAGCCTACTCAAGAAACGTCGCCACGAATCCCACCACCTGCGAGACAGCGCACGCGGCCAGCCGTGCCTTATCCGGTTGCCTGGCATCTGCAACCACGACCCGGCCACTACCGTACTGGCACACCTAAACGGCGGCGGGGCTGGAACGAAGCATTCAGACCTGATGGGGGCATTCGCCTGCTCAAAATGCCATGACGAGATCGACCGCCGAACCATGCTGTGCGCAGTTGACTATGTGAAGTTGGCGCATTTTGAGGGGATGGTGCGAACCCAGCAGCACTGGCTTGATGTTGGATTGGTGATTTTGAAGTGATAACCAAGGAGATGATGATGAATGTATGCAACACAAAATTATTCGGAGATTCTTGTTCTCTAAATGATGCTGCGCTTGAATTCCAAATCCAAGCAAAAGGGCTTACCGCGCCGCGCGTCACGCCGGCGGACATCGAGGCGAATATTGCCAGCGAGTTCTACTTTACAGCGCACGATGCTGTGACTGGCTGCGTCAAGGATGAAATGGTTGATCGCTTCCTTGGCTGGAAGCTACCGAAGGACTTTGCACCGGATGCGGGAATTTCGTTCACGCCGACGAAGCCGTATGAGGGAGACGAGTACGGCAATTCGTGGTGGCCGATTGGGACGAACCTGCTGCACGCTGGGCAGGTGAAGGAAATGCTTCAGCACGTCGTTGTCTCGCCAGAACCATCACCTCAAGCTCTATGCCTTCTGACTTTCTGCGTGTTGGTGTTGCGCAACGGCTTCACCGTCACCGGCGAGTCGGCCTGCGCCAGCCCGGAAAACTTCGACGCGGAACTTGGACGCAAGATCGCGCGCCAGAATGCGGTACAGAAAGTATGGCCGTTGATGGGCTACGCGCTGCGCAACAAGCTGACAATCTGTTCTGAATAGGCGCATCTGTGAGCCAGTGCCACGACTGCATTCACCGCGCGCTGCGCGTGATCGGCAATTTTGCGATTTGGAAATGTGCGAAACGAGGATTTGTTTTCGGCAACGAAACAGACTGGCGTAAGGGCGTGAACCAGCCGGATAAGTGCAAGGATTACGTGAAATGATAACCCTCCAATGGCCGGACAAGGCGTTATCCCCGAACGGCCGCAGCCATTGGGCGGCCAAAGCCAAGGCGGCCAAGCGCGCGCGCAGCGATGCTTTCCACCTGGCGCGCGAGGCAGGGTTCGATGCGCGTACCTTCGCTGATTACAGCGGCAAGCTGCACCTGTGGATCGACTGCTACGCCAAGACGCGGAATTATCCCGATGCCGACAATGTGCTGGCCTCGCTCAAGAGCGCTCTGGACGGGATCGCCGATGCGCTCGGTGTGAATGATTCGCGGTTTCAGCCGTACCTGTTCGTGATGGATGAGACGCACAAGGGCGGGAAGGTGGTAATCAGGATTACGAAAGGTGCCAATGAGTAACGCGCTACCTGCATTCATGTACCGCGACCCAATGGAAGCCGCCATGCGCGCCGAGGCGTCGCACTGCGATGGTTGCAGGCACCTGACCAAGCTGCTCAACCGCGAGTTTTGCGGGGCTGGCCGGCGAAAATTAATGAGGTGTAAGAAGTTCGACAAGAGGTGGTGGGGTGATGGCGAAAACAAAACGCGTTGAACTGCGAGCCGTCCCGGAGTGGGTGCATCACGAGCTACTCAATTGGTCGCGCTGGTGTTGGAGTGGCGCATACCCGCACCCATTGCCGCCGTGCCGCTGCGCATCACTGGAGGGCAACTACAGCCGCTTTAGTGAGGATACTGATGCGGAGGCTATAGATAAAAAGCCGATACCCGTCAATTTTGCAAACGCCAAGATCGTGCAAGGCGTTTATGAAATCCTGCCCTACCTGCCACAGCAGGTATTGCGCGCCGAATACCCGCAGCGGCATGAGCAAAAACGCGTTGTGCATGTTGGTCGTGATGAGTATGACGCCGCGCTCAGTGTGGCGATATTCCGGGTGATGGTGGCTTTTGATGGGAGCGGAGATTGAAGTATGCAAAAGAAACTATTGAGCTTCTTAGTGCCTACCCTGGGCGCGATTTTAGAATGATCGAAATCGTGCGCTACGTCGGACATAAACCATGCGGCAACGACAAGCACAGAGTGAGGATCGGTGTTGCGCGAGTGATTAAACAGCTCCTTGAAGCTGGCAGCGTTGCAACGCGCCCGCTGACCGATAAAGGAAGTTATAAAGCGTATCACTGGAAAATTGATACATGATGCCGTTGAAAATTGATACGTAAAATGACACAGTGCGGTCGGGGTAGTGCCCCCATCGAATCCACAGACCCGCCCTGCGCGGGTTTTTTATTGCCCACCGAAAGGGGATGCCATGAAAATCATCATCGCAGCACTCGCAGCACTCGCCCTCGCCGGGTGCGCGGCGGACAAAGATTATTTCGCGTACCTGCAAGCCCAAACGGAAGCCAACCGCCAGCACGCCGCCGAAGCCAAGCCTCTACTCAAGATCGAGGCGATGGAGGGGCAGCAAATAACCGGGCTGAAAAGTATCGAGGTCAACGCACCATCGCAAGCAGCCACTATCCAGCAATCGCGACCGAATGAATGGGCTGGTGTGGCTACAACATTGATTAGCGCAACCGGAGCTGTTGTCGGCCTGCACGTTGGCGGGCAAGCTGCTATCGGGCTGGCGAACAGCGTCGGCAGCCTGCGGCCAGAGGTCGTGATGCAGCCTGCCCCGGTACAAATACCGGCTGGGCAGGTGACTGTTGTTACGCAGCCAGCTCCAGTGCAGATCCCCGCGCCTATTACGGTTGATCCGGTGGTTGTGCAGATTCCGGCTCCAACCGTTGTAAATCCTCAAATCATTGAGCCAGTTATCGTGAATCCGGTAATCATTACACCATGATGAATTTTGATACCGCTTTCTCGCATGTTATCGGAGTAGAGGGAGGGTATTCAAATGATTCTTCCGACCCTGGCGGAGAGACGAAATACGGCATCAGCAAGCGGGCATACCCAGACGAGAACATACCCGGCATGACGTTGGAACGCGCCAAAATGCTTTACAAGCGGGACTACTGGGATGCGGCCAAGTGCGATTTAATCCCATTCCCGCTCGACCATCTGGTATTTGACGCGGCAGTCAATCAAGGCGTGTCACCGGCTATCAAGATGCTACAAAAGGTGCTTTGCGTGCCTCAAGACGGCATCTTTAGGGCTGACACCCAACGGAAGGTCAAAGAGGCCGGGAAGGAAGCCTGCGCGCTGTTTATGGCAGAACGCGCATTGCGGTACATGGGCACTCGGAGTTTTGACAAGTTTGGACGGGGCTGGCTCAAACGGTTATTCGTTGTGGTAATGGAGGTTGTATGAATGATGAGATTGGCTGGGCAGGAGTATTGGTATTTACCGGTTGCCTGATAGCATTGGCAGTGACAGTTGTCTCTGTCTTGATTGGAATAACATGATCGAAATTGCCAAACCCATTTTCGGCATAGTCATCATTCTGCTTGCCATCCTTGCCGCGATGATGGCATTCAAGGCTACGCGCAATGATAAAAGCGACTTTGACTTCGCGGAAGCGTTCGCCGATGACAACGGCAAGACCTCGCTTGGTCGCATTGCGTATTTTGTGGCGCTTGCGTGTTCGAGTTGGGCATTTATTTTCCTGACGATCAGAGATAACCTGACGGAGTGGTACTACACGGGGTACATGGCTTCGTGGGTATTTGGTGCATTGGGAAGTAAGTGGTTGGACAAAAAGGATGCAGGATGAGCCCCAACTGGGTCATACTCCTGATAGGCCTCGCCGGTGGAGCTTTCCCCTCATGGTGGGTTACATCGACCTATTATCAAGGCGTGATCTCGCGGGAACATGAATCCGCGCAAAAACTGGTAATCGAGCAGCAGGAGCAGAACCTGCTTGGATTCATAGCCTACGCCGAACGAATCACGAAAGGAGACGCACAACATGATAAAGACCAAATTACTATCAACCGCCTCGCTGCTGATGGTCGCAGGCTGCGCGTCAACTTTCCGTCCTGTCCCGTGCCCGGAACTGCCGAAGGCAACGCCGATAGCGGTGGAGGAGCCGGGTCACTTTCAGACAAATTGGATGGAGCTTTTGCAGACCTTCAAAGCGCGGCTGGAAGCCTTATCGAGCGGTGCGACCAATTGAACATCGACGCGATCCGGCAGAACGGTGCGAGGTAAAAATGATAGACACAAACCATGCGGTGCTTGACGTGCGCGTAACCAACCTGGAAAAAGTGGTCGAGCGCGTATCAACAGCGGTCGAATCAATCGATGAGTCGCTGAAAACGCTTACCAGGCTGGACATGAAACACGAAGAGGCAAACAAATCCATAGACCGGGCATTCGTCTCGATTAAAGATCATGAAACTCGTATTCATGGGGTTGAGTTGGAGATGCCAACCATGAAGCTGGTGCGCGGCTGGGTGGTCACTGGAGCAATAGCTCTGGTTGGGCTGATGGGCGTGTCAATTGTGAATCTGGTGTTGAAATGAGCAAACCGCCAAAGCATTCCAATGCCGCAGAGAAAGCGCACCCGGCGCCTGATCGCGAGAATTTCAAGGTCGGCAAGGAGTACGCCGAGGCTTGCCGCTTGGTAAGTGAGGCAAGGACGGAATTCGATAAAGCCGCCAAATCCGCCAAGGCTAAGGTATCAGCCAGCCCAAGCAAATCGACTGTAGCGCGTTCTGGTAGCTCAAAAAGTAAGCAAAAGCCCGGAAAGGCAGTAAAACCGCTGACAACCGCTCAAAGACTGGACAAGATTGGCATTGATGCAATCTGTGCGCGCATCGCAGATGGCGAGGACGACGGGACGATTGCGGAAAGTTTGGGGATGGCAAGAACACAGCTCAGGGATTGGATTCAATCGAGAGGGCATGGAGAAAAAGTCAGTTCCGCGCGCGAGAATAGCGCCGAAGCGTGGCTAGATAAGGGGTTGAGCACGATTGCCAGCGCTTTATCAAAGGAAGGCGGCATTGATTCATCCGCCGCGCGAGCTTATGCGCAGGAGTGCGCCAGACGTGCAGCGATCCGTAACCCTGCCTACCGCGACAAACAGGATGTAAATCACGGTGGGCAGCCTGGGAATCCGGTTGAGTTCACTAAAATTGAGCGAATAATTGTTGGTCAAAAATAGTTTTCATATAACCCCGTGAAATTCGAGACCAAACCCAATAGATACGCCAAATCGATTTTTTTAATCCAATGGGTTTCAGGCGTGTTTTTTGAGCCTCAAACCCATTAAACGTATGACCACGCTGCGCATCGAAACAGCCCCGGTGTTTGCGCCACTATTGCAGCCTGTCAGATACAAAGGGGCGCATGGCGGGCGAGGGTCAGGTAAAAGTTGGTTCTTCGCGGAAATGATGATCGAGTCACACATCATGGACAAGACCGACTCAGTTTGCCTGCGCGAAATCCAGAAGTCATTGCAGTTTTCGGCCAAGAAGTTGTTGGAAGAAACGATAGCCCGGATGAATGCCGGGAGCTACTTCGAGGTGCAGGACTCGGTAATTAAAGCCAAGAACGGCGGCATCATCGTGTTCCAGGGAATGCAAAGCCACACGGCGGACAGCATCAAGTCGTTGGAGGGTTTTGATCGGGCGTGGTTCGAGGAGGCGCAGAACGCCTGCCAACGTAGTCTCGACCTGCTGCGGCCTACGCTGCGCAAGCCGGGATCGGAGCTGTGGTTTAGCTGGAACAGATTCAAGGAAGACGATCCCATCGAATTACTGCTGTGCGGCGACAACGTGCCGGATGGTGCGGTCGTGGTTGAGGCGAACTTCGACGACAACCCTTGGCAATCGCCGGAGCTGATCGCCGAACGTGAGGCGGATCGCAGGCTGCACGATGCGGATAAGTTTGCCAACATCTGGGAAGGCAAGTACCTCAAGAACACCGAGGGCGACTATTTCAAGCGCGAACTGGAGCAAGTTAGGGCGCAGGGGCGCATTTGCGCTATCCCGCGACTGGATATTCCGGTCAATACGTTCTGGGACATCGGCAACAGCGACGGCTGCGCGGTGTGGTTCCACCAGCAAGTGGGGATGGAAGACAGGTTCATCGGGTATTACGAGGCGCACGGAGAAACGCTGGCGCATTACGCCAAGGAGCTGCAACGGCGCGACTATCTGTACGACAAGCATTTCATGCCGCACGATGCGGATCACAAACGGCTGAGCGACACAAACAAGAGCGTCAAGCAGATGATGATGGACTTGGGGGTGCAGAATATCGAGATTGTCCCGGTTATCACAGAACTCAACACAGGCATTCAGATTACCCGAAGTCACTTCCCTTCCGCATATTTCGATGCCGAGGGGTGCAAGATGGGGCTGAAAAGGCTGGAAAACTATCGAAAACGATTTAGCGTGAAAGACAGCCGCTGGATTGACGAACCGAACAAGGCGAACGGTTGCAGTGAAGCCGCCGACGCATTCCGGCAATGGGCGCAAGCCAAGGAAGCCGGACTGGTTGGCAGGATAAAATCAAAAGGGATAGATTATGGCGCAAAAGCAGACTGGTATTGAGGGCGGGGGCGGCGATGGCCTGACCTTGCAGCAGCTCGAAACCATGCTGTCCGACATCCGCTATCAACCTGTATGGCGCGATGAGGCGTCAAAGTGTGCAGATTACTACGACGGCCACCAGATCACGCAGGAGCGTCTGGCGCGCATGGAGCGGCTGGGTATCCCCCCTTTAGTTACCAACCTGATCGCGCCGGCCATCAATGCGGTGCTGGGCATGGAAGCCAGAAACCGCACCGACTGGCGCGTGACGCAAGAAGACGAAGTGCAGGATGCGCCAGAGGAAATGCTGGACGCGCTGAATGCCAAGTTGAACGAGGCTGAGCGCGAGACGCGCGCAGACCGTGGTATTTCGGACGCTTATGCCGCGCAGATCAAGGCCGGGTTGGGTTGGATTGGCATTTCCCGCTCGACCGATGCGCTGGCTTATCCTTATCGCGTGGAGAGCATCCACCGCGATGAGATGTGGTGGGATTGGAATAGCCAAGTGCCGGATTTATCCGATGCGCGCTATGTAATACGTAAGCGCACCTTCGATCAGGATGTGCTCAAAACCATGATGCCGGAGCACAGTAAGTTAATTGAATACGCGATTACTGGCGCTTTCAACACATGGCAGACCGACACGCACCTGACCACAGACACGACGCTGGCGTATGCCGCGCATCTGGAGCGCATCACCAATATCGACGCTTTCGAGTGGCGCAATGCCGAGCGCAAACGCGCCACGATGTTCGAGGTGTGGTATCGCGCGTGGAAGGTGGGTAAGGTATTCAAGGTGCCAGGTGGCAAGGTAGTCCCATTCAAATCGAGCGATCCGCGCCATGTGGTGGCGGCGCAGGCTGGGATTATTCAGATTTATCGCGCGCCGTTCTCGCATGTGCGGGTGGCGTTTTATCTGGGCTGCCATCGCTTGTACGATGAGCCGAGTCCTTACGCGCACCGGCATTTCCCGTATGTGCCGTTCTGGGGTATGCAGGAGGATAGTAGCCGCATTCCTTACGGGCTGATCCGCGCCATGGTATCGCCGCAAGACGTGGTGAATTCTGCTGACTCCAAGATGCACTGGATGCTCAACAGCCGCCGGGTGCGGGCTGATTCCGACGCGCTGGACACCAGATACAACTCATGGGCGAACGTCCGGGAGAATTTGGCTCGCCAGGATTCGATTGTGCTGCTTGATCCGGCCAAGCCGAAGTCGAGGTTCATCGAGGAAAACGACACCGGGCTGAACGCGCAGCAGTACCAGCGACGCCAGACCGCCGCCGCAAACGTGGAAAACGCGGGTGGCATCTACCGCGCCATGCTGGGCAACGACAGCAACGCCACATCCGGGGTGGCGATCAGCAACCTGGTCGAACAGGGCAATATCACGCTGGCGAAGATCAACGACAACTACCAGTACGCCCGCCGCCAGGTAGGCGAGTTGCTGTTCTCGCTGGTGCGCGAAGACATACTGCACGCCGAAATGCCGGTGATGGTCAAGAAGGAAGGCAAGCGCAATGCAGTTGTGCTGAACCAGCGCACACCAGAAGGAATACAGAACGAGGTGGCCGCCGTGCCGGTCAAGGTGGTGTTGGAAGATGTGCCGAGCACGCCATCGTTCCGCCAGCAGCAGTTGCAGATGCTGACGCAATACACCAAGGGATTGCCGCCAGAGATACAAATCGCCATGGCCGACATCGTGATCGGGCTGACCGATGTTCCGCAGAAGGACAAGATCATCTCGCGTATCAGGAAGCTGGCGAACATCCAGGACGACATGACGCCGGAAGAAGAGCAGGCCATGCAGCAGGCCGCGCAACAGGCGCAAGCCGCGCAGCAGGAAGCGATGATGAAGCGCGAGAACGCGCAGACCGCATTGCTTGAGGCCAAGGTGGCGCAACTTGAGTCGATGGTTGCAAAGGGTGAGTCCGAGCGGCTGGTGAAGATGGTGGAGGCCATGTATGCCGCCATGCAGGCTGCGCAGATTGTCGCCAGCGTGCCCGGTGTTGCGCCGGTCGCCGATGAGATTTTGAAGGGTGCCGGGTATCAGCCGCAGGCAAGTGGACAAAATCCAAACATTTCCGATGCCGGCGTGGTGCAAAACCAGCAATCAGTGCCGCCCATGATACCGGGAGGTCAGGAGGTTATGCCAGACGCCCCGGCACAAGAGGCCGGGATGATGCGTGGTATCGAGACACCAAACAACGACGGAATACAACCACAAACAGGAGCGTAAACAATGACAACGCCATACGCAGCAGGGACGGCAACGGTCACGAAAGGCAGCAATATCGTGGCAGGAACCGGGACAAACTGGATAAGTGCCATGATCGAACCCGGAGACATCTTTAACGTGGTGGGTGCGCAGAAGCACGAAATCGCAAAGGTGATCGACGATACGCACTTGTCGCTGGTGATCGATTACACCGGAGTTACGGCAGTGGCACAAGGGTACGTTGTTGGGCGCGCGCTTAACAATCAAACGATTGATGCAATTGCCGCAAAGGCCGCAAGAAGCGCCGACGGAGGTATTGCCGCCAACCTGACCGTCATCCCCGAAGAATGCGAGATGCACCTTCGCAGTAATGAGCAAGCGCTGGTATTTGGCTCGCTGACAGTAAATGGTTCGTATCAGGCAGACGGCGAGCTTCGCGTTCAAGCTTGGCCTACTTAATCTCAATCAAAAGGAACTAACATGAAAATCGAAAAACTCGCAATCACCAGTCCCGACGTTTCCAATGGCATCGTTCCGACCATCGTATCCGGCGCGCCAAATGCCATATCGACCACGGCGGCATGTGGCATCACCAACTACAACACCACGCTGGCGACCGCTGGCGCGGAGATCACCCCGACGCTCGCTGATAGTACCCTGACCGGCCAGCTTCGCCGCTTCCAGATGATTACCGATGGTGGCTTCAACGCAGTGCTGACGCCTGCTACAGCCTTCCAGGGCGGTGCAACAACCATTACCTTCGCGGACGTGGGCGATGTGGCCGAGCTGATGTGGAACGGCTCCGCGTGGCAGATTCTGGCTCTTTACAATTGCGCGGATGGTGCAACTGCGCCTGTGGCCGCGTAACGAATAGCAGCAAGAAACAAATTATCGACTGATTGCCGTAAGCAATCGGAACCAGACCCGCCTTGAGCGGGTTTTTTTACGCCCGTCAAACGGCCATCGCAACTCTGCGTAACGAGTAAATGGAGGTATGGAATGAATGCAGTGACTGATGTGGAAACGCTTGCGAATGCGAGCATCGAGGAAATTGAGGCAATGGCAATCAGCAACGGCGAGGCGCAAGCCCAGCCCGATGATGCCGTTCCAGATACCGAAGATGCGGGCAGCGGCGAACAGGACGTAGTGGCAGCGGTATCGTCCGACCCAGCCGAACAACAAGCCGAACCGGAGCATAAGGCCAACGACAAGGAAATCAATTTTGCCAAGCTGCGCACCAAGACCGAAAGTCTTGAGCGCGAGGTACAAAAGCTGGCCGGTGAGAACAAACGCCTTGCCGAACGCCAGTATGTCGCCAGTCTTCCCGAAGGTCATGCGGAAAAGGTAGCTGAGGCGGATGCGCAACTGGCATCGCTCGGCGCGAGGTTCACGAACGGCGAAATCGAGTGGGAAGAGTATCAGGCCGAACTTCAGGCTGCGCAACGGCTCCGTGAGGGGTTGGTGGTCGCGTCTTTGAAGTCTGAAATCTCCCGCGAAATGCGCGAACAGGTGGAGCGCGAGGCAGTAGAGCGCAACACCAGGACATGGGAACAGACGGTAGCCGGGTTTATCTCGGCAAAGCCTGATTCCGTGGATTACGCAACCGACGAAGCCAAATCGAAAGACCTCAACACCTACGTCAAGGCGCTGGGGGCAGACCCGGACAACAACGACAAACCGATGGATTGGTTCCTGAATGAGGCGCACGCGCTGGTGAAAGCCAAGCATCGCATCGCAGGCACAGCCCCGGCTGCCGCAGCTAGTCCGCAAGCCACCGGCAGCACGATGCCATTCCATACATTGAGCGAAGTACCGGGCGGAAGTTTGCCGGGCAGGACGGACAGGGAGCAACTCCAGCAAATGAGCGGGGCTGCAATGACCGAACTGTTCCTGAAAGACCCCAGCAAGATCGACGATTACCTGGCTTCGCTCCAGTAAGCAACAGACTTAAAAACCCAATTACCAACCGCCTTCGAGGCGGTTTTTTCGTTTAAGGAGAAGTGAAATGGCTCAAACCAATGTCCCATCGGGTTCAGCACTAGCCCGGAAGGAATTTAGCGCAGCGATCTTTGCAAAGACGATCTCTGCACCATCGTTCGATAACAACATCACCGGCACGTCACCCAAGCAGTCCGACGCGGAAGCCAAGCTGAAAGGCCAGACTTCCAAGGATATGCCGATTGTGCGCGTCAAAGACCTGTTTAAAGGCGCGGGCGACACAGTATCCGTGGACGCATTCGACATCGTGACCGGCAAGCCGATCATGGGCGACCGCAACGCGGAAGGCCGTGGCGTCAAGCTGTCCAGCTCCAGTATGGACATTAAGCTGGACAACTCTACCTTTGTGGTGGATTCAGGCGGCAAAATGTCGCAGCAACGCACGCCGATCCAGTTGCGCGGCATCGCGATGGCCTCCATGCAAGGTTATTTCCCGCGCATGTTCAGCCAGGCGGCAGTGATTCACCTGTCCGGCGCACGCGGTTCGTTGCAACGCCGCGAGTGGCCGATCCCACTGGCGACCGATGCCGACTTTGCCGACATCATGGTGAATACGGTCAAGGCTCCGACCTACAATCGCCATCTGGTAATAAATGGCCCCGGCTTTACCAAGGGAGGGTTGCAACTTGGTTCTATCATCTCGACTGATACATGGACGCTGAACCACATCGACGAGCTGGCGCTGTTTGTCACTGACCATGTGATGCCGTTGCAGAACGTCAAGCTGGCCGATGATCCTGCCGCCGATGATGATCCGATCAAGGGCATTCTGTATCTCACGGAACGTCAGTGGGCGCAGATCAGCACCAGTTCGGAGTACAAGACCGCGTTGCAGACGGCCTGGGCACGCAAGAGCTACGGCACGAAGCATCCGCTGTTCTCCGGCGAGCCAATCATGAAGAACGGCATCCTGATCCGCAAGTTGCCTGCCGGACTGGGTACGCGCTTCGCCATCAGCGAATCCACCAAGGTCATCACCGTGGCTAACCGCTACACGGCCACAGAAACGGATCAAGCCGTCAATGGTTCGCTGACTGCCGGTTATGGGGTGGAACGCGCCATCTTGATCGGTGCGCAGGCGCTGGGCAAGGTGTTCGGCAACTCGAACGGCACGGAAGCAGGAATTAGCTGGTTGGAAAACAAGTACAACTTCGAGCGCAATCTGGAAATCGCGGGCGACACGTTGTACGGCATGGCCAAGCTGCGTTTCAGCTACGAAGACGGGCTGGGCAACATCGAGCCGACGGATAACGGTGTTGTCGTGATAGATACAGCGGTAAAATTGTAGAGGAAACAATGAGTTAGGCCGGTTCACGCTGGCCTGATTCCAACTTTTTAAGGAGAAGCAAAATGGCAATTTACAACAAGCAAAGCACTGCCGCACCTTTCAGCGGCGACGACGGCAACCGCGTCGTGTTCGTCGATAAGGCAACCGTTCCAATTGCGCTGGTTGCAGGCGATAAGGTGCGCCCGGTATTGATTTCTGCCGGGACCAGAGTTGACCGCGTGGTTATCAAGAACGGCGACCTTGATACCGGAACACCGGCCTTGACCGCCACCATCGGCTTTGAGTATGCCGACGGTTCCGCCGGTGGCTCTGCTACCGCAATCGCGGCAGATGGCGTTAATGCACTGCAAGGCGTGGCGACCACAACTTACGAGCTGTTTCCACCTGTTGTTGTGGAACGCGATGCGTACGTGGTAATCACTGCAACCATCACCGCAAATGCGCAGTCTGCATCTGCCGACGTGCATTGCAAGGTCGAAGGTGAGTGCCTCGGCGCGAAGTAAGCGAAATAAGCAGTTCGGCAGCAAAACCACGGGGGGCTCCGGCTCCCCGTTCTCATTGGGAGCAATCCATGATCGGAATTAAGTTTATAGGCGACCGTGAGTCGCATATCGACAATTTGTACGGCACTAACCTGACATTCAAGCCTGGGCAGGTTCACAACGTCGAGGATGCGATAGCCAAGCGTATGCTGGTTCATACGGACGCCTACGCCGAAGCCAAGCCCGTCAAAGGTGCTCCGGTAGCAGAAGCGGAAAAGCCTGCGGCCAAGGAAGAGGCAGAACCTTTGCCGCATCTGGGTGGCATGGGCAAGCCTGAGCTGATGGCTTTCGCGCAGCAGCACTACGGCGAAAAGCTGCATCACGCCATGAGCGAAGACAACATGCGCGCCAAGGTGCTCGGATTCATTCAGGCGCACGGACGATAAGCCGTGGCCGCGATTTCAAACATGACCCGGTTTGTCGCGGTCAATTTCAACGACTGCCCGGAGCCGCTGATCGAGGATTACTTGCTGCAATCGGCTATCGATTTTTGCCGCAGGACGTATGCCTGGGTTGGAACGGAAACCGAAACGCTCGCATCAACGGATTTCCCGTTCGAGGTATCAGCACCTTCTGGCGGGCAAGTGCTCAAGGTGTTGTCGATTGTGACGGATAGCACGGCACTGGAAAGCGCTGCGGTGCGAGACCTTGATCTGACGGTTACGGATTGGCGCACCACGACCGGCACCCCGGAGATGTTTGTTGAGGAGGCGCGCGGGACGGTGACGGTGACCCCGTTGCCGCAAGCATCAGCTGACTACGCCATCACGACGGCATACGAGCCGACCATTACGAGCAAGACTATCCCGGATTCACTCTATAACGACCATCGCGACGCGATTGTATCGGGCGCGATCATGCGGCTATCCATGACCGCACTCTGGCTCAACGCGAATTTGGCCACCGCGCACCGTGCGTTTTATGAGGATGGTGTTTTAAGGGCGCTGGTGCAGTTTCACAGCCATCACGTCTTGCGCGGCATGAATATCGCTGCTTCTTCAATTTACTCAATTTAAGCCAAACCGAAAGGAATCATTATGGCAATTACCGTCAATCAAGTATTGGGGCGCGTATCACAGGTATTGCAGGATACGGATAACGTGCGCTGGCCGATAGCCGCGAGCGGGAATGTCCCGGCGGAGCTGGTTAATTGGCTTAACGATGGCTGCCGCGAGGTGGTGCTGTACAAGCCGGACGCCAACAGCATCGATGAAAATATGGCGCTGGTGGCGGGAACGAAACAAATGCTACCAGCCGACGCGATCCGCTTGCTGGACGTGCCGCGCAATATGGGAACTGGCGGCTCGACCGTCGGGCGCGCGATCAAGAAGCTCCCGCGCAAAGTGCTGGACGACCAGAACCCGAACTGGCACACCATGACGCCGAGCGCGTCAATCATCCATTACATGGTCGATGAAAACTCGCCCAAAGACCTCGCGGCCAACAAGTTGACGTTTTACGTCTACCCCCCCGCATCCGTTCCAACGTATGTGGAGATCATCTACTCCAAAATTCCAGCCACTGCGGTAGCGGGCGATGCAGCCTTGCCGGTCAACGAAATCTACACCAACGCCGTCATCAACTACATCCTGTTCCGCGCCTTGAGCAAAGATGCCGAATACACGGCCAACGTGCAGCAAGCCGCCGCGTATTACCAGCTTTTCGCCAACGAGATGGGAGTCTCGGTCAGTAACGATAAAGCAGCAGATGCATCAAGAAAATAAGCATCACGACTGATGGCCGATAGCCATTACCCAATCAACCGCCTCCGGGCGGTTTTTTTATGCCCATCAGAAAGGAAATAGATCATGCCAACATCCAACGCTTATCGAGCCAAGATCGTCGATTCCACCCTGCGCGCCGTGGCGTTTACCGCCCCGGCCAACGTGTACATCGCGCTGTTCACCGCCGACCCTACCGCCGACTGCATCACTGGCAACGAAATTCAAGTAGGCGCCCATGCGTGGTACGCGCGCCAGGCGATGGTGTTCGCGGCGCAATCCGTGCCGGGGATAACCTCCAACAGCGCGGTGGTGACGTTCCCGGTCGTGACCGGAACGGACGTTACGGCCACGCATTACGCGCTGTTCGATGCCTCCACCGCCGGGGTGATGATCTCCTACGGGACGCTGACCGCATCGAAAACCTATTCGGCTGGCGACGTGCCGAGCTTCCTGGCCGGACAGTTGGCTATCACACTGATCTAATATGTTGCGTTCCACGATCAACGGCGCGGCGTTTAATCGTGCGCTGCGCTACCGCTCCGTCGAGATGTCGGCGACGGATAATTGGTCGTTTAATTTCAACATCAAGCGCTCCGTCGAATGCAGCGCGAGTTCAACCTGGTCATTCACGTTTAATGGCGCGGCAACCAAGTTAGTCTCCACCAGTTCGAGCGTGGTTTGGGCGTGGTCAACCACACCAACAATTGTCAGCGTTAAACCCATTGCATCTAATACGGGATGGAGCTGGGCGAACACCGGCGCTGCCTATCAAAGCACAGACAGAACGGCGGCCACCGACTCGTGGGGCTGGGCGAACACCGGCGCGGCATGTAAGACGGCTGGGCTCTATGCCACCGATGATGCGTGGTCGTGGACAAACACCGGCGCGGCTTACCAGAGCTCGGCAAGAACAGCGGCCACCGACGCATGGAATCTGACCGGCTCCGCGTTATTGTCTCGCACCCAGTATGTGGGCGGCCAGGACGTATGGCAGTGGGATGACACCGGCCAGATTATGGCGGTCAAATATCTGGCCGCAGATTCATCTTGGACGTTGTCTTTCTCAACATTGCAAGCTATGACGTTCCGCTATCTGGCGGCCACGGACTCGTGGGGCTGGACGAATATTGGCGCGGCTTATCAAAGCTCGGTCAGAACGGCGGCCACGGACTCGTGGGGCTGGGTTGGCGTAGCCGGTATCGACAATAACCCGTTCGGGAATGACGTTCCGGCCAACACGTTCATCCGCCCATATCAACAAAGGGAGTTTCTACGATGAGTATTGTCGGGCAGGCTTCAAAACAGCCGGAAGAAATCGACGTTTACGCGATCGACTACACCGACGATCTGGTGGTAACCGACGCGCCGGCTACGGCATTTTCGTTCGCGCTGGTTAAGGGGCAGGTTAGCGCTTTACAGAGCATAGCAGCTAGTGCATCAGTCAGCACGCCGTTAAAACGCTACCTACTTTCTGGCGGTGCAGTGCTGACATTGACTGGTATGAACATAGGGGATCGCGTCTATGTCTGTAATAAAGAGCCTGTGACGGCAGCAACTATTGCCAGCGCTGACACGGTGGACGGTGTAGCGAGTATCACATTACTGGCAATGCGCGCGGTGGCGTTAATCAAGACCGCGACCGGGTGGGTGACGGAAATCGCGGTGCGCAATATCGTGGACGTTACCGACAAGCGGGTGCGCAACGAGATCACCGGGGGCACGAGCGGGGTGACGTACAAGATCGAAACGACGACGACGACCGCAGAGGGGCGCGTTTTGCAGGACGAAATCCTGGTTAAGGTAAAGGACATATAGCATGGGTATCCAACTCCTCAAAAACAACGCCTCCACGACGCTGGCGACACCGTGTTCTGATGTGGCCACCGAAATCACGCTGACCGATGGCTCGATTTTCCCCAACCCGACCGGGGGCGACTGGTTTTTGCTGACGGTTTACCAGCTCTCCGGCGCACAGGAGGTCAACTACGAAATTATGAAATGCACGGCGCGCGCGGGTAATGTGCTGACCGTCTCGCGCGCCTTCGAGGATGCGACACGCTTTCCGGCGCGATCCTATACGGCGGGCAACTTCGCGGAACTGCGCGACACGGCGGGTACGCAGCGCACGGCAGGCAGCATCGACAATGTTCCCGCGGGTAATATCGCGGCGACGACGGTGCAGGCCGCAATCAACGAACTGGATAGCGAGAAAGCAGCCCTCGCTCAAGTGCATTATGTTGGCACTACCAGCATCGCTGCAAATAGAGCCTCTGCGGCTCAAGCGTTGACGGGCATTACGAGCATAGACGGAAACGCAGCCACAGTCACTACTAACGCTAATCTATCAGGGCATGTCACCTCGGTCGGCAATGCTGCATCTCTTGGTTCTTTTACCGTTGCGCAACTCAACACCGCCATTTCGGATGCGGATGTAGCCACGGGAGGCGGTACTGCTACCAATACAAACACCGGCGACAACTCGGCCAACACGCTCTACAGTGGCCTGGTGAGCAACGCCAATCACACCGGCGATGCAACGGGCGATACGGCGCTGACGGTGGTGAAGATCAACGGCACGCTGCTGTCCGGGCTGGACACCGGCCTCCTGAAAAATACCACGGGGACGGGCGTGCCGGGCATCGCTGTGGCGGGGACTGATTACGTTGCCCCCGGCGGCGCCCTCGGCACACCCTCATCCGGCACACTAACAAATTGCACCGGTTTGCCTTCCTCTGCCCTCGCAGGCGTCCCTCTAACTGCCCAAACCACCGGCTTCACCGCAACAGGCGGCACTACGCCCAAGACGCTGACGGTTGATGACGATCTGACCACGGCTCAAGCTGCACGCAGGAATGCGGCAAACACGTTCACCGGACAGCAAACTTTCGCAGAAGTGAAAGACACCGTTTACACCATCACCGACGGCGCGGCATTCGAGATTGATCCGGTCAATGGCTCGGTACAGATAGTGACGCTCGGCGCATCTCGCACACCTGCTGCAACCAACTTTGAGGCAGGGCAGACGGTGCTGCTCGGCATTAACGATGGTACGGCTTACTCGATTACATGGACTACGGTTGCGCCGACATGGGTTAAGGTTGGCGGAACTGGAGTAGCTCCGACGCTGGCGACCACTGGGTATACATGGGTGCTGTTATGGAAGGTTGCCTCAACGATTTACGGCTGCGAGGTCGGCAAGCCATGAGCAATATATTGAAGATGCTAAAGCCTGCTGATTCTGGCACGGCTCCTCCGGGTCAGCAAGAATACATAACAGCCCAAAGCACAAATTGGGTTTGCCCTGCGGGTGTTACAAGCGTGAGTGTGGTGTGCATTGGGGGAGGAGCTTCATGCTTTCATTACAACGATGGAGAAAACGATTTTTATCCCGGGGGTGGCGCGGGGGCTTTAGCTTATGTCAATAATTACGCTGTAACACCTGGAACCAGTTACGGAATAGTCGTTGGTACTGG